TATCCGAAGCTGTACGCTTGTATGCTAGAAGAATAAAAAAGCAGAAGCGATAGCACCCATAATCTTGATTGCATCATCTCTTTTCTCCTGTGCAGTTTTCTCGTGTTCACGAGTTGGTACAGGTATATCTTCAGTATGTACTTCCCATGCGGCAGTTGCCTCCGCACCTATTTTGCCCATATAGGGGCAGGGAGTTCCCGCCATAGCCATCGCCCTATGGATTTCGCCAGAGGGGTCAGCACATAGCAATGAGACTGCGGCAACCTTCATACCAAAATCATACAATGTCTTAGCGTTTTTTAGTCTCAGGCAATTTTTTTCAGTATATGTAGCACCAAGACTTAATGAAAATATTTGCGTACCCATTGCACCACTAGACGATATTGTACAAAGGTCTGAGTTGTTACCACCTACATTTGGAGATATGGCACTTGGTGGAGGTGATTTAACTGTCGTTTCATTAGTTCCTGTCGTGGTCACAGTAGATGTCGTATTTTGAGTAATTGAGCTTTCGTCTACAGCCATAGCAGAAAACGATAATATAAGAAAACACGCTACTATGCCAAATGCTATTGTGTTGTTAATTTTTCTGTTCATAAGTATATTTAAAAAAATTATAAGAACTTAATATTTCCTGACACAGAAATCCTTGTTACATCTGAGTTAAAGTGCATAACATAATGTCTTAAATCGGCAGGAAACATCATCATAGTATTCTTTTTAGGAGGAAAATGTTTTTCGACTATATACAATGGTTTATCTTCCCCATAAACAAAACCAGTTTCTCCACGATTGGCTGAATTAGTTTCAAGTTTATTTGCTTCATCAAGCATCTCTTGAGGTACTTCCAACCATAAAACAAAGGATAAATCACAATAGGTATGTATATGCACAGGGTTATATTCTTTGGCTTTCATTATGTTAATCCAAATTTCGTTTAATTCATATTCAGGATTAAAGTAAGGTTTGTTAGCGAATTGTTGCCATCCGTTAATCCAAGTATTCACATAAATTTTAAGTTCATCAAAAAGCCAAGGTGTTGTTTCCAAGGGATAAATATATTGATGTTGAAGTTGCCCTGCGAGATTTTTTGCATGAGATTTTGTTAATGTCTTTCCCAAATTTAAAAGTTTTTCGCAGTATATAGGGTCAACTTCCATCTCTGCTAGATAGCATCCGAAGTGGTGAAATTTATGCTGTGGTAATACTTGCATGGCTATCCTCTGTTTCATCTCCAATCAATCCAACTGGTATTAAATTAAATGCTAAAGAGTGTCTTGTTTGACCTGATTTATTTTTCCCAATCTTATGTCGAACCTCACTAGGAAAGAATAATATAAGTCCATCCTTCGGTTCGTAAGCCCAACCTTTACTATTAAGCACATTAGATTCATAAACAGACAACTGAAACCTATCATCACTAAAATCTTGAAACTGAATCTCGCCACAATTTTTAAAAGTTTGTAAATACAACACACCACTTATAAAACAATTCTGATGGTTGTGGAATTGACTACTCTCTTCTTTATCGACTTGAGTAAACCAAGATGTAGTAATTTTAAATTCATTGATATATTTCATTTCACCATGTGCATAAGCATAAAATTCCTCTAGAATAATGTCTTTTAAAAACTTAAACTTTTCTTCTTCTAGAACATATAACGATTTTTTCCCGGTATTGCTGACGATAGCCTTTCTAGGTGCTTCTATCATAGATACAATCTTTTCAGCATCTATGTGTAATTGATTGGAATAGATTGACTTGCCAAATAGAGGTGTAATCATTTCCACATTTGATTTAAACGTTTAATGTGGTTTGTATTGTCTACACCAAATTCAGGGTTGTGTAGATTGTTCTCCAAGTTTTCTCTTTTCAATGTTTCTAGACTATCCTGAACATTTCTTTTAGCAACTGGACATCCTTGTTGAATTAGCCAAGTAGACCAGTTCATACTGCCTTGAAATGAATAACTTGCGATAGAACAATGGATGTTTACATCAGGATTTTTTAATACATCCATATAATGTTTCTGTCTATCAGAAATCTTTATATAAGAATCTGCTTCTTGCCAAAAAGGTTCAGTCCTTTTTGTAAGAGTATAATGTGACCCTACAAAATCTATACTTGTTTCAAAAAATTGCGCCATTATATTGTTATATATTTCAACATTTTTATCGTTGTAGGAATTTTCTCTAATCTGAGTAGCCAACTGATATATAGATTCCATTATCAATGCAATACCTGTGCTTTCTAATGGTTCAATAAACCCTGATGATAGTCCTATGGAAACTACATTTTCGTGCCAAAAATTTTCATTGTAAAAAGGCTTCCAATCTAGCATCCTCATTTCTTCAGGTTTAATCTTACCTTTGTGATGTTTGCTTAGTTGTAACATAGCATCATCAACGTCCAGTAGACTCTTATTAAATACATATCCTGTTCCTATTCTATCTTGTGTAGGAATCTCCCAAATCCAACCACCTTCCTTTGCTGTAAAGTCAGCATAAGGTTTTATTGTTTTCTCTTTGTGTGCCAATCTGCCGCAAACTGCTGTGTCGCATATCAAACGATTTTCTAAGTTTTTTCTTATTGGTTTATTCTTTAATAATTCTAAGAACCCTGAGCAATCAACAAACAAATCACCCTTGACTTCCTTACCATTCTTTAGAGTTAAACTCGTAATATCTCCACTATCACTAACTCTGTTAATTTTTGTCATTTCACTTTGGATGTAATTAATTCTATTTTTTAAAGCATCTTTAAGGAATGTAACAAGTTGACCACAATCAACGTGAAAGGCTTGATTTGCTTCTAGATTTAATTTATTATCTCTGACACACAAATCATAGCATCTTGTACCAAATCTTTTAAAATCTAAATGTTGGCAGTCTGACCATAGGTCATACTTTGTAATACCATTTAAACTCTCCGAATAGTATTGTTTGTTTTCTATCCAATAGTTCATAGCGAATGGATGCCAAACATCTTTTCCTATCTCATTCCAATCCCTAAATAGACCACCTGATTTATAAGTTGATGAAAGTGGATTGAACCAACTTTCGACAGGTAAATCACAAGCCTGTAGAAAATCTTTGAAATTTAAGAGTGTTGCTTCACCAACACCAATGGGATTACCAACCTCTTTGTCAATGATTGAAATTCTACAATCAAGATTATTCGACAAGTAAGCCGCAGTTAACCAACCTGCTGTTCCACCACCTAGAATTACAACATCATTTACTATTTTCATTTAATGCGCCCATGATACAAAAGAATACCTCGTTCCTTTAAGAACTTCTGTTACTGCATGAATGTACATAAAAAAAGCAGGGAAAGTCACAACATCACCTGCTTTTAAAATATATTCTTTACCTCTGATTGAAAACTTACCACCTTCAAAATCATTATTTAATAATGCTACAAAACTCAACACAGGAGCATGATAATGGTGGTTTACATTAGTGATTGAGGAGGCATCGGCATGGTCTGCCATTTTATCCCCGGTTTTATAGCGATTTAACCTTGGAACAGTAAATTCATTCGTTATATCTCCAAACTTTTCGCTGTCATAACCAGTAATAGGGTAAATAATTTCTGCATATCTTTTTATTGCTGTACGAATAATAGGACTTATTAGGGCATCTAATTCAGGGTTACAATCTTGAACTGACCAATTAACATGGTAGGTTTCGGGTTTATCAGGAGTGTGTGAAAAAGGATGGTCTTCCCAAAACTTTCCACCATCCCTGTTTGCTTTTTTGACTACATCCTTACAAAAGGATTCAGACATTAAATTTTCTATTGTGACAAAATCAAATAAGTCATTCATACATACGCCTCCTTTCGCTAGTTAAACAGAAATATTACTTAGGATACTTGTCTTTTATTGCCTTAATTGTCGCTGTCATTGTGGCATCAAACGTACCTGCATGATATAAAGCATCTAATTGGTCACCTACCGATGGATATTCAAGACTTCTTTTATGTTGGTAAGTAGCCTCTAAAGCCGCTTTTTCCGCCGCTTCTGTGTCCGATGCTGTCTTCGCCGCCGCATCCAAAGTTACCTTCTGAGCCGCATGTTCATCAGAAATCGCTTGATAATCTGCAAATGAATCTATATCTGCATTTGGTGTACCATCATTATATTCAATATGTCCTTTAGAACCATCCCATTGAATAGCGTGTATATTTGCGGCTACAGAGGATAAATCCAAATCGGTATAGCCAAGACCATCCTGAACGACCATTTTATCCGGCATGATTATTGATACTACTGCCATGTTATTACTCCTGTATATGTTTCGTATTTCCGTTCAACAAATTTATTTTTTTATCAAAAACAATTTTATTAAACTCCCTTTGCCCTTTGACAGTTTCGTTTCTAAAACTCTCAAGTGCTTCTGTCTGCCCTCTATTGGTTTTTGACATTTCTAACGTTAATGTCGGCATCCAACTTATAGCACAAGACCAGTCATCATGTGTTTCACCTGTGTTTGGGTCTGTACCTACAACTTTTGTGTACCACATACATCTGTGTATTTTATTATCCTTTATCTCTTCACATTCGCTTCCAAGAGGACAAGTAAATACTATTTCTTGTTTTTTACCTTTAGGCATCCTTACTACAAATTATAACATCAATGTATTGAGGTGCGGCTACTGTGTGAGTATGTGAACTACCTGCTCCTGTAGGAACTGCCGCCTTATCTGTAATACTACCTGACATACTGTGTGAGTGACTTGAACCTCCACCTGTGCTTCCAGTATTGCCTGAGAAGGATGTTGTAGAACGAGAATAAATCGAGTGACCACCAGTACCGCCACCTGCTCCTGTGTAGGAGTGAGTGTGTGAAGGCATCTGTGATGTAGTCAGAGTATGTGCCGCCGCAGACAAGGAGTGTGAGTGTCCATGAGCCGCAACTGTGTGAGTATGTGATGATTCTGCACCTGTTGTCACACCTGCACTCGATGCCCAAGAACCACCAGTACCGCCACCTGTTCCCGAAACAACTCTCAGTACCTTATCGTTCTGAGATGTCAGTTTTGTCCAACCTGTTGGTGCTGACGCTTGAAAGAAAGCCATTACAGTACCATTAGGTATAAAATCTTCCCCTTCAGGTACTTCTGCCCAAGTTAATCCACCTGTGTTCCCTGACTGTGCTTGTAAAAAATACCCATTAGTTGGTGCATTAGAAACTTGCATTCTAGCTTCGTCAATAGCTTGGTCTGCAATCATTGCCTGTGTAACGCTATCGTCTGTAGCTAAAGCATTAATTTGTGCCGCAGTTCTTGTTATTGCAGTACCACCTATTTTCCATTGACCTGCTGTCAAATTAGGTTTTACTGCTGTAGTGCCATCTAGTAAATTATCTATTGAGTCTAGATTAGTGTTTAGTTTTGTTCCCCAAGTATCTGCTGAAGCTCCAACTTCAGGCTTAACAAGGGAAAACGTTGTAGTAGTTGTATCAGCCATACGTGTTCTCCGTTAAAATGTGCCTTGCCATACTCGGAATTTGTCAAACTCTCCACTTAATATGTTCTTTCTGACAACTTCTTTACGAGCTTCAATATCGTTCCATTGTACACCTGCATCCTTGCACCATTGAGCCATGATGTGTAAAGGTATAGAGCCTACTAAACGATTTTCACCAGTCATACCAACTTTTGCCTTACGTAAATCTTCTGCTCTGTCTAGGCTAGGTTGGCTATCAAATGTACGTGCAACTTCTATTTTATCTTCTTTTCGGTTGTATCGTACTTGTTCTTTTATTTTCATATTATTCCAAATTTGGTGTGGGAAACTTAGCTCAAATCTCCCACGTTAAGTGTGGGGAGATTAAGGAGGACTCCCCACACCTATAGTTTACCTCAGATTATGAAGTTGTACAATCAGCAACTAGTCCTGATGCCGCTTCATTTTTAGAGATAAGTGTCAACTCTGTAAGCACTTGACGTTTTGTTGAGTCACCAGTTTTAGCTAACTCAGTATTCTTAGTAGGTCTAAGAACACCACATGCCCACATATCTGAATCCATAATCCAAACATCTCTACCTCTGTTTTCTCTGCTTGGTGTGAATTCAACTGTTCCCCATGGAGTCACGTAGATGTCTACAGCTTTAACAACAGTCTTGCTAGTCGCTTCAATGTGAGAGCGTTGGTTGTTATAACCTGTAAAGTCTAGTGCCTTGTTCATTTGAAACGCACTTAGGTAAACCGTATCAGGGTTACCACCTGATTCCCAAATGCCTTGCATAACAGTATCGAAGTCTGCTTGTGAGAACACAGTAGCTGTACCATCTGTACGCGCTGTGTTACCCGGTACTGAGCCAGTAGGGTTTGCACCACCTGAACCACCAATGTTTGCAACATTCGATTTAACGTATGCTCCACATCCTGCTAGTTCACGAGCCGCAGAAGCTGAACCTACTTCGTACTTATTGTTATCAAACAAAGCCTTCTCAATATCTAGCTTTTGCTCTTTAGCAATTTTAAGCACTTGGTAAGCCATCTCAGCCGCTCTACCTGCTTTGTCCAAACCTTCGTCAGTATCAGGAATGATAACTGCGTTTTTAAAGATTTGTGTGTAATTACCTAAACGAGTAGTAGCAGTTCTTGCTTCACCTGCTGTATCGTCACCTTCAATGTGAGCGTTAGCCGCACTTGAACGTAATGAATCAGTTTGCCACTCGTGGTATGTGTTACTTGCTTTCACCTTCTTTAGCGATGAGTAGAAAGGAGTTTCTTCAGGAGAGATGTCATAAATAACGTTCTCTAAGTCCTCACGAATACCTTTTACGTCATAGCTATCGAATGTATTGGCTGGTTGTGCCATAATATTTCTCCATTAACTATTTAAAATTAAATTCAGAGCATCATCAATTGAGCCTGAATCCTTGAGTTTTGCCTTTTGGCGTGAACGTATTTTAGCAGTTGGTGTAGCAGTTCTCTTAGCACCCGGCTTTATTACTGGGTTCGCAGACTTAGTTTTTACTTTAGCCTTTGACTTGCCGGAAATAATGTCTTGATACCTTTGAGCATCTAGCAAGACTTTAATAGCTCTTGCATCAGTTATATTAGAAATTTCTGCATTAGTGTAACCATAATGATTTGTTCCTGTAGTAACCAAACGTTCTTTCAATCTACCAGCCTTTTTAGGGTCGGCAAATGCTGGAACTTCCTTTTGTAGTATTTGCATTTGTTCAT